AGTTTAAACGCGCAGCTTATGGTTGCACCTCTAGAGTTAAACAACTTTAATAAATCAAAATCTGATATTAAATTTATTGAAGCATGTACTTTAGGTATACCCTGTTTATGTCAAGATATGGAGACATATTCTACAGCTCCAGATGCCCTAAGATTTAGTACCATTGAGGAATTTAGAGATAAAATAGATACTATATTGAACTGGAAGAATAGAAGTAACTACTATACAAATACATATAAGTTAAGACATATAGGTCAGCAGAGAACCTTAGAACTTAATCAGAATATTGGTGCTCATTTGGAAGCGCTTAACACTCCATTCGGCTCTACAGATAGAAAATTGCTTGAAAAATGGAACTAGTGTATTATAATGTAGTAAATGTCCTACAGAAATATCGTATATAATAATCGTGATAGCACGTGCACCCTATTTACCTGGGATCAAGACGGTAAGAGAATAGTACTTACGTCTACATTTGAGCCCTATCTATATGTAGAGTCACCTAAAGGTGATAAGACGTCAATTTATGGTACTAAGGTTATCAAGAGAGCGTTTACTAATACGTATTATAGAAATAAGTTCGTACAAGACTCAGGTCTTAAAAGGGTGTTTGAGAGCCTGCCAGCTCAGCAGCAGTTTTTACTCGATACATACTGGCAAGAGAATGAGAAGCCTGAGTTTAATGTACAACCTCTTAAGACTTGTTTTTTAGATATTGAGACCTTTAGTCCGGATAGCTTTCCTGACGTTGACAACCCGGAGCATACATGTAACGTGATTACATGTCATGATAACTTTAGTAATAAATTTTATACGTTCGGTTTAAAGCCATATACCGGAGAGGCTAATCCAGCTGTAATTTATAAGCACTGTAAGAGTGAAGAGGAGCTATTTATTAGTTTTGTAGAATACCTCGAGCAAGACTATCCGGATATTATTACAGGATGGAACTGTATAGAGGAAAACCAACATGTATGGCTAGATGATAGGATAGTCAAAATTAAGAGCTTATCAAAAGATTATGAAGGTAAGCCTCTTAAAAGGCACGGTACTAGTATAAGTAATTATATGAGTACGGGAGTAAAGGATGAATATTCGCTAGAGACGGAACATGGTAATAAGGTGCTATGCTCGAAGGATCATAGGTTTATGGTTTATAAGAAGGAAAAAAATAAATATAAAAACCATAATACACTAACTAGGGATCTACTTGAATTAAGTGTTGAGGACATTGAGAGGGGACAGGGTGAATTCGACTACTATGCTGTTAAGCACTTAGGTAGTAACGATAATAAGGATTTAACATATCGCGACTATGTTGACATGTTTAGGGATTATCTAGAACCGTTTATAGTTGAGGATAGCAAGGATTATCTAGTATGTTCCTTTACTAATAGAAAGTCTGCTAAAGATTGTATTACTCTTGTTAAGGATGATATTATATCTTATGATATCTTGCAACTACTAGGATTCATATTTACAGACGGTACATATGATATTAAGGGTGATGTATATCGATGGACGAGTAAAGATAGAGTGTTAACAGAGGCATATACTGAAGTATATAATAATGAGAATAGTACCAACTTGAAGCTTTCTACAAAATGTGATACTCGTTTTAAGGATAAAAAGTTTACAAGTTATAGTAAGCAGATTGGGAGGAATAATAATATAGGTGTATTACACCGTGTAATATATAATAATGGTGATAAAAAGCAGCCATGTATTGAGCTATTATCCAGACTCTCACATAATCAGTTTAAAGCGTTCTTTTCTGGAATGGTAGACGGTGATGGCTGTATATCAAAACCCGGAGGTACTGGTGCTATAGATATATGTAATTATGACTGTGTAAAGTATAACTTCTTACATGACCTGCAGGAACTTCTGTTATGGAATGGAGTACAATCAACTATACATTCTAGTAACGTAAATCTACGTATACCGTGTCATTGTATTAATAGTGATTTTATGAAATCGCTTAATCTTTTTCATCCACGTCGTAGAGAGAGATTGGATCTGATGACTGCATATGCAATTAAGAATACACCGAGCAAAAATATTAGATTCTCTTGGGGTGGTGGTGATGAGTATCTTGTTAGGATAAAGCCTATTAGGAGGACAGGTCGTTCTGTTAATATGTGTGATATAACAACAGCTACTCACACATTCTTATGTAACGGTATACATACACATAATTGTGAGGGGTTTGATATACCTTATATCATTAATAGGATGGAGAGAATACTCGGTCAAGAGTATGTAGATAGACTATCTCCCCTCGGTAGGGTACACTTCCGTATGATGAGAGGTAGTTTTGGACAAGAAAAGAAGAGATATTATATTGATGGTATTGCTTGTCCTGATTATCTAGATGTATATAAGAGGTTTTGTTTTAAGCTTCGTGAGTCATATAAGTTAGATGCTATTGGTGAGATTGAACTAGGTAAAAAGAAAGTTGATTTTGGAGACATGAGTCTTGCTGAGTTATCGGAGAAGGATTGGAATTTATTTGTTGATTATAACATTCAAGATGTTAACCTACTGGTTAAGTTAGAAGAAAAGCTGCAATATTTATCACTGCTGCGTAAGCTATCATACGTCGGTCTAACTACACTAGAGGGAGCTATGGGTACAATTCAAGTCATTAACGGTGCGTTGTGTATTAGAGCTCGAAATAGAGGTGAAGTACTGTCTACGTTTGTACGAAATGTTACTGAGGGTAAGAATCCAGGAGCGTATGTAGCTGAGCCTAAGGGTGGGTTTAAAAATCATATTGTGTCTTTTGATGCAAACTCTCTTTATCCTAATGTTATGATATCACTTAATACATCACCTGAGACAAAAGTGGGTAGAGTGGAGACTCTTAATGATAATGTTATTATAAATCATGTATCCGGAAAGCAGTTTAGTTTAGATAAACCGGCTTTTGTAAAGTTTTTAAAGGATGAAGAGTGTGCACTATCTAAAGCCGGCTTTTTATTCTCTCAGAAAAGAAAGGGTATTATCCCGGAGTTTTTAGACTATTATTATAATAAACGCGTAGAGGTAAAAAAACGGCTATTTAAAGTAAAGCAGCAACACAAAAAGGATCCAACAAATACAGAGCTCAAGTATGAGATGGAGAGACTTAATACGGAGCAGATGGTTATTAAAATTCTTGTGAATTCGTGTTATGGTTATATGGGTAACAAGCGCGCTCCTATTGGTGATGATGATATTGCGGCATCTGTCACTTTAACAGGTCAGGCAGTCATTAAGCAGTCAAATGAGTTTATTAAGGAGTTTCTTAAATCTCAGCTACCAGATATATCTGATTATAACCTAGAGCAGTGTATTGTATACAATGATACCGACTCAGGATATATTTCAATTGCTCCGTTAGTTAGCGAGGGTATTATTAAGTTCTGGGATGGTAAGGATATTCATAAGGAGGCATATGATATGATTCAGCAAATCGAAGACTATCTTAATCTTCATATTAATGAATGGGCTAAAAAGTCTCTATTAACTAAGGATAGTAGGTTTTTGTTTAAGAGGGAGTGTATAGCTGATGTTGGAGTGTTCCTTCAGAAAAAGAGATATGTTATGCACATCTTAGATGATGAGGGTATTAAGGAGGATAAGTTTAAATATACGGGCGTGGAGGTTGTTCGTACAACAATGCCTAATGCAATTAAACCCTATGCTAAGAAGATCATAGAAACAATGCTCACATCACAGTCTCTTAGGGATACCAACAAGATATTGTATGAATCATACGACATATTCAAGTCACTTCCTCCGGAGGATATGTCGTTCGTTATGGGTATCAAAAACTACGAGAAGTATGCTCCTCAATGTAACGGCTTTAATACTTGCAAAGGTATGCCGATTCATGTTAAGTCTGCATACTATTATAATATGATGCTGGATAAGCTAGGACTTGATAATAAACACGAAAAAATTAGCTCTGGAGATAAGGTGAGGTATATGTACGTTGAGCAACCTAATAAGTACGGGCTAGAAACTATTGCGTTTAAGTACGACTACCCTCCAGAGTTAGCGGCTATATTCAAACCGGATTACGAAAAGATGTTCGAGAAGATTCTATTTGAGTCTATAAAAAGATTCTATGATAATGTTAATTGGATAATTCGGCGCCCGGCTGAAAATGTACAGACAGAGCTCTTCGACTTATTCAGTTAAACAGCTTGCCTTACCTAAAAACTAAACTAAGTAGATATATGTCAGAAAGTTATTTAGATAGACCGCAAGATGATAATACACCAAAAGCTCATCCAGCTTTTAATCGTGGAAAAGTATCAGGTGTTCGAGCCATGTTGGGAGTTATTAAAAACATTGTAGATGGTCTAGACCCTGGAGATGGTACAAACCGATCACCTCAAGTTGAAGCTGCTAGAAGGGCTCTCTTAGTATATAGAGACGGTTTAATAGCAGAGGATACAAAGCAAACAAAAACTGCTTTAGAAGAAGCTAAAAAAGTAGTTGCAAACATTAAATTCTAAGCTATAATATATATTATGTCAGATATTATTACAATCGTAGATCAAATTGGACGTACCGTAGTAGGTATTAAAGTTAAAGATACAGCAAAAACTCTAACTATTCAGAATCCGGTTATTATTCATGTACAACCTGACCAACAAACTGGCCAGCTTCAAGTTCAATCATTTCCCTATCTCTTTATGGAGTTTATTAAGGGAGACAAAACCCAGAACAACTGGACATTTGATAAGTCAGCAATCGCAATTTCAGATGTTGAGTTAGATGATAAAATTGTACTACAGTATAATAACATTAACTCACCTAAACCACCAGCTCAGCAAGAAGAGCCAGAGGTTGTAAAATTGTTTAGTGAGTGAGGACTAGACTAACCACAAAATAATTAAAGATCTCAGGTACTTTGTGCTTGAGATCTTTTTTTTTGTGCCTATAATAAGGTATGGATAAAGATATCGAAAGCGCCTTATCAGAGATTGATAAAATTAACCCCTTTGCAACATACTTAAGTGATAGCACTCTGAGTAGAGTTGGTGGTTGGATTGATACAGGCTCGTATGTTTTAAATGCTATTATTTCAGGCTCGCTGCATGGTGGTATTCCTAAAGGTAGGGTAACAATGCTAGCCGGGGAGTCAATGACTGGTAAGTCGTTGTTTGTTATGAAGATTCTAGCAGCAGCTCAGAAAGAAGGCCTTGTCCCTGTTATCTTTGATACAGAGAATGCCATTGACCCTGAAGGTGCTGAGAGGCTTGGGTTGGATGTAAGTAATGTAAAGTATGTTCC